GGCAACGGGTCGTCGTTGTATTCTGGAACTGTTTCGAGAACCGTGGTCGATACGTTTTTAAATGTTCCTTCATGCCTAAACCGATGCCACCACGCAAACTGATTGTCAACTAAAAACGGTTTACGGAACAAAATCGAAACGGTGATATTCCAGTATCCTTGATCGTCTGCCTCGCCGCCGCTGAATTGGTTTTGAGCACTTATGCCAGTTACTAAACCACGCCCCGCCGGATACCCCGCGAATACGTCTTCGTTAATCGTGTTTTCAAAACTGTCCCAAAACAGGGCGTTGTAAGTTTCGTATCGCCTTGTGATCGTTAACTGCCGATCCGTGATCATCCGCGTTAACCCCTGCACAGGCTCGCCTACGGCATTAATCAGCGGCCTGCCGTAATAGTCGCGATCGACCGATTCGTTGCTTGTGACCGGGCTCCACGAAATCGAAGGTCGCGATAGTTCCGGGTCCGGAAGTCCCTCATATCCGACGTCGACCATGTACACGATCGGGCTAACCCGTCGCGGCGTAACCGACTTGCATCTGTACTTCGGATTGCCGCGGTAATAGTCGCCGATTTGCGGTATCAGCGGAGAAGACTTAACAACCTCCGCGTCGTCATTCGCTACGTCATCGACTACAACGAAGTAGCCCTGAGTAATCGCGATCACCGCATCGGCGGGACTAGCCTTTTCGCTTGTGATTGTCGCACCGTGGCGCGACCAAACTTCGGTAGCGTCTACAACACTCATTGAATCGGTGCCGCCAGTTGTGGTGCCTTTGCTAATGCCGCGGCGATTTGTGCCCGGCTCGCTGCCTCTTCTCTCGCCCTCGACTCTTCAGCCATCTTTTGGGCAGACGCACTATTCGCCGCGTCTTGCGTATTACTTGCGATTTGCCTCAGTATTTCGTTGGTTTCGCTTGCTGGTCCCATCGTCAACAAACGGCCTGTCTGTGCTTGCAACGCGCTGGCCGCCGCAAGCTGATTCGATGATTTGCCTTGCTCGTTCGATCCTGCCGCTGTCCCGTCTTGGCCTGTCATCTTCAGCGCGATCTGTTCGGCTGGCCCGCTAGTCGCTTCGTCAAGCCCAATCAGTCGACCAGAAAGCTTCGTGTTGAACTCTTCGGCAAGGTTAGTGCCAAGCTTCCCGATTCTTGCTTGTAGCTCTTGCTCTCGATCGGTTATTGCCCTTGCTGCGATCTCTGGCAATGCTTCGGCGGTCGCCGTAAAGCCATCCAATAGACTACCCGAAGCTACTTGACCGATGTCCGCGGCAAGTTGATCGAACCCGCCTGACATGCCGCTAGAAACGAAATCCCAAATTCGCATGATGATGCGGCCGATCTTGTCGCCCAGGTTGCTGGCGATCGTGACAACGGCGTTAAAAGCGTCGGCCATTAGCTTTGTGAAGTTATCCGCAAACCAAGCAGCGTAAGCCGGAATCTCGACGGTAAAAGCGTGCTTTGTTCCTTCGACAAGGCGGATCAATTGCAATTCCGTAGAATCGACCGCCATTTCCCAGACGGTTCCGAGATTACCGACGATCACCTCGATCATCGTGATCTGCGCGATCGCTCCGTTGATCGCCGCAACCACTTTTGACTTAAAGTAATCCATCCATTCGCCGATTGACTGGGTGATCGGCCCGATCGACTCAAGAGCCGGAAGCATCACTTCGGTTATCTTTTCGGCAGCAAACCCGATTCCGTCTAGTGCAAGCTTCCTAAATGGCGATAGGGCCTCGCCTAGCACCTCCATCATATTTCCGACTTTGTTCTGCATCCGCTGATAGGCATCGGCAGCACTATCGGCCCTGGCCTCTTTTTGTGCCATCCCGTTATTCGCCAACTGCATCACGGCGGCTAGCTTTTCTTCATTCGTCGCCATGTCTTTAAGCGACGGAATTAAGCGGTTAAACGAATCAAAATTACCCTCGGTTGCTAGTCGTGCTTTTTTTAACGCATCATCAAGCCCGATGCCCATCGCCTCCGATAACCCGATCGCGGCCTGTGCTACGTCGTCAATCTGTTCGTTTTCAACGCCAAGCATCGCCGCCGATTTCATCATCTCGGCAATCGTTTCCGCTTCGATGTTCGTTCGACGCTCAAGCGAATCGGCAAGTTCAATGTTCTTTTGAACGGCTTCGTCGGTAGTGCCTCCGTTGGCCTCCATTGCTTGCCGAAGTGCTCGATTAGCCTCCGTAGCCTTGTCGTAATCAGACACACCCGCGGAGATTAAGCTGCCTAGCCTTTCAATTCCGCGAAGTGCCGTGTTGATCGTTCCCGATACGAGCGTGAAACCGGCAGCGGTTTTGATGATTGAACCAAACGACATTTCGAGACGCGACAATCCGGCGACGGTCGAGTTGATCGCCTTCGCCGTTTCGTTTTTACCGCCAATCGCGAACTCAACGTCTGGCATATCGCTTTCGCTCTCGCTCTACTTGCTCGATCTGAATTGCGTTTTCTTCGTTGTTCAGAATTCGCCGAAGCTCAAACCACCACGCCGACTGATCAAGTAATCCGCCGGTCTGCGGTAGCACGCCATCAACACAAGCCGCCGAGACGTTTATTTGGTCGATCATGTCGCGACCAATAAACGACGACGGACATTCCTTTAGTTCAAAGTATCCACCTCGACACCATTCACAACCATGCCCAGCACAGGCGGGGCACTCAATTTCAATTCTCTGCTGTTCGTCGAAAAGCTCGTTGCATCGCCCGCGACATGATTTGCAAAGCTCGCCGCAGCGGACGTAGGCGGCGATGCGGATTTTTTTAGCTCGTCACCGCTTGCCGTGAACGTCGTGACAATCGCGTCGATAATCTCGTTAATTTCGTTAATTGTCAAAAGGTCTTCGAGTGCTTCGCGACTAAACTCACGCCCGAAGTTCTCCCATCCGCTTAGGCAAACCATTACGGCATCGATCGCCGCATTAAGCTTGCCCTCTGCGTCTTCTGTCTTCATTGACGACAACGCCTTGGAAAGTTGCTTTTGCTTACCAAGCGTTAGCACGCTGCCAATCAGTCGCGGCTGAATGTCTCGCGGCTTATCGGCGTCGCTCTTGAGTACGAAGACGATCCTGTCGTCACGATCCAAACTTTTTGGCATTATGGTGTTGCATCGACGAATTGAATCGTCAATTCCTCATCGTTTGTGGTTCCGTTTTTGTTGCACTGCCAAGTTATGTCATCGGTCACAATGTCGTTTCGGTTGCCTTGGGCAATCGTCTGGATTTGTGCTTTCGGCGCTAAAAAGATAATCGTTCCCGATCCGGCAGTCGGCAGTTTGTATTCTACCTCATATTCGGTCGATGCCGTTAGTGCCAAATATCGATCAAGCGACGCCACCAAAACGGCTTCGGGATCTGCCGTGATAACCGGCTGTCTGTTCGTCACGATCGCCGAAGCGTAGCCGCTTGCATGTGTTGTACATTCCCGCATCACAACAGTATTGCCGGCGTCAATCGTTGCCGACGCGACGCAAATGTTTGCGTTGTTGAGTTGGAATGTATCGCCCGCACATCGGCTCGGCAGGTCGGTCGGATAGGTCGGCGCGATGATCGTCGAATCCGTCTCCGCTTCCCACTTGCCGCTGAATGTCCAGTTGATCCGCCCGAGGTCGCCTGTCGGCAAGTCGATCGAAAACGTGCCCATGCAGCCGGATAGCTTGCGATACTTTCCATCGACAAAGCCGCCAATTGTGATCGTTCGCGGGTCGCTACTGGTGGTCCCAGGTTTAGCAGTCTTCGGCTTGAACGTGCCTGACGTGTTAACCCAACCGCAAGCCGGAAGGAGTACCGTAGCCCACGGCGGAAGCGATCCACTGTCACCGCCCCAGTAAATGTCAGTTGAAAACGTCGCCGTTCCCTGCCGACCGGCTGCGATTGCCGCCAAGTAGTTAAACGCCCCTTGGCCCTCTCGCTGCGTCTTCGAAATGTTGGGCTGAATTAGCAAATCGTAAACGTTGAACACGCCCTCGCTTGCGGTCAGCGTTTCGGCAGTGCCTACGGTTGCTTCGGCTTTGGCAGCGAATACTGTGCGGCGTCTGAGTAACGACATTGATTAAATTCCTCTTGGCTTGGCTTTGTTAAAGGCTGTGGCAACCCGAAACCGGATTCGTTCTTCCATTTCCTCTTGCAATCGTTCGTTAATTCGTCGCACCTGCTTAGGTTCAAAGTTCTTCGCGATGTAAACGCCCCAAGGCGATGCCGCGTTAAGCTTTGTAATCGGCTCCCGAACCTTTCCGGCATATCGGCCTTTCCGCATCTTTCGTTTGTCGCCGATCCGCTTAAAAACGTTTCCTTTCCAACTGATCTTCACCGCACCAGGCCGCGGACCCATGAACGCTGATTCAACAAACGCCTTTCCTTTTGTTTTGCTTATTTTGTATTCAACACCAAGCCCATTCTGTTTAGGTTTAAAATGCCTAAGGCTCATTCGGCCGGTCATGCTCAATCGAACTATCAATCCTTTTTTTGTTGGCGATGCTCTGCCGAGGATGCTTAACGCCTTGCCGCCGTACTTGATCGCCTTTTGCGTCGTGTTTAATTCTGTTCCGATATCCTTTGCTATTTCGCTTAACGTCGCCTTGCCGGTCTTGTTTATCGCTGTCGCAATTTCTCTGTCGATGTTAATGCTCGTGCCGCGGATGGCGTCTTTCAGTTTCTCAATTTGCTTTTTGTCGATCCGAAAAGTAATCACGATCGCACGTTGTACGGGTTGCCTTCGTCGTGTCTGTAGGTCACGAGCAGCGGCAGGTTAACTCCACCGATGCCGCCGTCCGACACAATCGCGTCCGCAACGTCGAACTTTGCGTTAATCGCGTTACCTCCGAACGCATGCCACTGGCTCGCATCGCAAACG